ATTATTAAGCAATGGCGAAATAACAGGTGTAGTAGCTGATCAACCTACTAGTGTTTTACTTAACCAAGGTGCAACTACTGATTTTACATTTACTATTAATGCATATAATCCTACTATTTCATTAGTTACATCAAATAAAACATTCACTGTTACTGTATCACAAGAGTTTGCATATCCAACGGATATTTTATACATTCAAGCAGCTCCTAGTATACAGGACAGACAGATATTAGAAACTCTATTGAACAACGATTCATTAATACCTCCTAGTTCATTGTATAGAGCAGATGATATTAATTTTGGTAAAGCAACTAGTGTAATATATGAACATGCGTATGGCATAGACGCTAGCAGTATACAGGAATATATCGCAGCAGTGACACAAAATCACTATTGGAGAAACATTACATTAGGTGAACTACAAACTGCTGTAGCCAGAGATGATACAACCAATGAAGTAATTTACGAAGTTGTATATAGCGAAGTAATAGACAATTTAGTTAACCCACAAGGTGTTAGCATACCTAGTACAATTGTTTGGCCACGCAATATTAATTTAAATTTAGGACCATGGTATACAAGTAATCCTGCTATATTTACAAGTTGGGAAGAAATATTAGGTCAAGCATACTATACTAGTTTGTCACCTGGAACAGTAAGAGAATTACATCCAAACAGTTTGTTTGATATGCGTAAACGAGTAGGTAGTGTTTTAGGATTAGATGCTAACAGTAATCTATTACCATTATGGATGACTAGTCAACAAGAGAATGGTAGCACTTTAGGATATACGCAAGCTTGGGTAATTTGTTATACGAAACCTGGATTATCTAGTGGTATTAAAACAAACATCGAAACCAACTGGCCTTACACATTGAACCAAATTAATTTTAATATAGATAGATTTAGCGTAGATAAGAGCAAGACATATAATTTTGATAATAATTTAGTTCCACCCGCTTGGACAGGATTGCCAAGTGCAGATCCAACGCCCGATCCATTGAACAGTCAAGATTTTTATGTATTGTTCCCTAGGGAAACTATTTTACCTAACGAGTAATGACACTAAATATGTATAACGGAATAAAAACATGAGTAACATCAACACAAACGGAATAAATGTAAATTATCCTGTACCCGGAGTTAACAATAACAGCCAAGGGTTCAGAGATAATTTTGCTAGTATAGTAACCAATCTTAACAGCGCTGGTACTGAGATTAGTGACCTTCAGGCAAAAGTAGTTGTGAAACAAGCATTATTGGGAACAACAATCAATAATGATATGGCTAATACATTGATTAGTAATGCAAGTACTAGAAGTTTCAGAGCAACAACTTATAATTTAGGTAATAATATATCAGGGACAGTTAGAGTTAATGCATCATTGGGTGATGTTCAGTATGGAACAGTCACTGGAAATACAATATTACAATTTGGTAATTGGGCACCTACTGGTACACAAAGCAATGTACAATTATCACTATCCGTTTCTAATGCCGAAGCATTTATTACATTCCCTAGCTCATTGATGATAGATGGTGATAGTGGCGCCACTACACTAGAAAATTATTCTGATATTAATGGTAATGTAACCATTTCTGTTCCATATGGTGTAACTCAATTAGATTATCGTATCAGTACTGTTGATTGCGGTAATACTTTAACAATTGAACCTTATAACAGACCTAGAATTTCAACAGCAATACAACAACGAACTCCTGCACCTACAGGATTTCAAGGAGATGTTGCTGGTGATGTTGCAGTAGATGCAAATTATATATATGTATGTACAGCCTCATACTCAGCGACAGCAAATACAATAGCGGTAGCTAATTCTAATGCTACTGGAAATATATTAACTGTTTCAAATACTAATCTACTAAACTTAAACGATCCTATCGTTTTTACAGGTGCTAATGTTACACAAGCAAACTTAGTTCAGGGTGAAGTTTATTATGTTAAAAGTATTGTTACATCTGGAGTTAATGGAACAATATCAGTTAGTAGTACTAGAACTAGTGGAACAGCAGGAGCTAATGTTCCACTGACCACAACTACTAATGCGTTCAGTAGTATATCATATAGTGGTAGTAACATTTGGAAAAGAATTAGTCTATCCACATGGTAATAAATATTTGAATGGAACACCCCTTTCTTAGCTCTCAAAGTCTAGCAGATAAGTCATTAGAAGATTTGCAATCTGCTTTAACTGATCTTAACAATAAATTAAGTTTTGCATACCGTACGGGTAATCAACCATTAGTTGAGCAATTAAGAATGGTTATAGAGAGTTATAGAAACCAGTCTAGTAAAAAAATGGATGAATTGCTTAAAAAGCAAAACATTCAGACCAGTGTTAATATACAAAAAGAGGAACAAATTGGGAACAAGAATAGAGCGTGAATTTACTTTCCAAGCTGCTGTTCACTTTGAAGGTAATTTTGTTATGAATCTGTACGATGTTAGCATATCAATGGAAGTGCTAACAGACTCAATAAAAGAACAAAATATCGCAATGGATAGGATAATGTATTTCTTAGGTGAATGTTTATCCAATAGCGTTTTCATTCATCAAGCAGAACTTGAAGCAATTGAAAAATATTACCAAGCCAATATTAAAGTTTGTACCTTACCTGAACATCCATATGATCAAATAATAACCTTATTAGTATTATTAAAATTAAATTCAATTGTAGAAGATAAACTATTGCTTACAGATATTGTATTGGTATCTGAACTAAGCAACCAAGTTAAATTCTTGTATGATATAGAAACAGCTAGCAATCATCCGTTTGGCAAGGGTTGGTGGACAGAATCAAACTTAGTCATTTCCAATACAGTAAAACACAGAAAGAAAGATAAGGTTGTTAAATTGATAAAATCTTCTGATTGGGCAACAATTGGATTAGATTGGGATGACAAGCCTAAAAAGCGTAGCGAAATTATTTTCAATAACATCATTGAAAAATAACCATAGTTGTTGAAATACAACAACAAATATGTTAACATACATGCATGAAAACTGACATGTATGGGCAAATAATTCTTACAGAAAATGATCTGTGTGATTTATATCTGCGTGACCCTACACGCACAATTAAAAGCTGTTTGATTGATAAACAAATAAAACTTGATGACATCTTTTTATCAAGTGAAAATCTACCTCAGTTAGTTGAGTATGTTGATACAAAATTGTCATTGGAAGAGTTTGACAACAAAAATCAATCTGAGTGGCAAATGCCTATAGAATATCAAGAGTTAGATATCGCTAAGTTTGTATTAGACCAATGCAAGAACGAAGAAGAATTGCAACGAGCAGGTGATGAACTATTACAATTCCATGACCGTAATATGTTCCCTTTACTTCAGTATTTGAAATACCTAGTTGATACTATGCGTAGAAATAATATAGTATGGGGTGTTGGTCGTGGTAGTAGTGTTGCGAGTTTTGTATTATTTTTGATAGGGATACACCGTATCAATTCATTGTATTATGATTTGTCTATTGATGAATTTTTAAAATGATTGAAAAAAGATTAAATATCTTAACATAAAGGAGATTATTATGGGCGTATACAGAACAGCAATGGGTAAAGCTATTGACATGTCAGCATTGGCAGCAAAAAATGAGCGTGTTCGTGCAGTTGGGAATGTAAAAAACCTCAACGCAAGAGGAGACACGATTGATGTTAATGGTAAGATCATCGTACCAGTAACAGAGAAGACAAATAATACATATGGTAGAACTGTAGGTAATCGTTCTTCTCATGCGTCAAAAAGGCCAGTGACTAGTATTCAACCTGACAGAGTAGTCATTCCTCAAGAACAATTGACTATGGCTGAAAAGGAATTAGAAGCATCATTTGATGATGATTTAGAAGTCGAGAAGATTAAAGCAGAAGAAATTAAATCTACAGAAATTAAAAACAAAAAGAAATAACATGAAACACGAAACAGAGAAACCAGTACACAAAACGGAAGAAAAGAAATTAGCTTTTGAACCACATAAGTTCAATAAAAGCCAATTTAAACCAATAGGCGCTCACATCATTGTAAGTGATATGAGTTTTGACCAACGCATCACTCATGGTGGTATTGTGTTACCCAATGATGATATGAAAAGTTCAGGTATCAGACCAAGATGGGCAAAGATATATGCTGTAGGATCAGAAAATAAAGATCCACAAATTGTTGAAGGCAAATGGGTTTGTGTTAGTCATGGTCGCTGGACTCGTGGTATTGACATTGAAGATGAAACGGGTAAAAAGACTTTGCGTAGAATTGATCCTAATGATATACTAATGATGTCGGACGAACAAGTCCAAGATTCTACAATGAGTGATAAGGTATACTAATGATAAAATGGTTTTACAGATGGTTAGATAATAAACTTCAGAATTCCCGATACGCTGAAAATGAGGCTGAACCCACAGCATATAATACGATTAGTGGTAAACAGGCTATGATCAGACCGTCAAGATTGCGTGAAGGTGATGATTTGGCATCAGAGCCGGTTCAATTCAAGATGTATAAAGCAAGCGGTGGTTGGGCTATTGAATTTAGACAATATGACCGCAAGCGTGATACAGTAGATACAAGTTTGTATGTTGTCAATGATGAACAAGAACTTGGTAAGCATATTTCACAAATCATTACTATGGAAGCATTAAAGCGATGAAGAATCAACTCTGGGTGGAATCATACCGTCCTAAATCAGTTAGTGATTATGTTTTTGTAGACGAACGACAAAAGCAACAAGTAGAAGGTTGGATTAAAAATCAGTCTATCCCTCATCTATTGTTAAGCGGCGATCCTGGCACAGGTAAAACTACACTAGCAAAAGTTCTTATACATGAGCTAGGGGTAGAACAATGGGATGTACTAGAAATTAATGCGTCACGGGAAAATGGTGTAGCCATTGTGCGTGATAAGATCAATGGGTTTGCACAAACAATGCCTTTCGGCAAGTTCAAAGTAATTTTACTTGATGAAGCGGATTATACTAGTCCAGAGTTTCAGGCAGCATTACGCAATGATATGGAAGCATATGCTGATACAGTAAGATTTATTCTTACTTGTAATTATGAACATAAGATTATTCCAGCATTGCGTGAAAGTCGTTGCCACAAGTTTCATATTGCTAAACCTGATCGTACAGAATTTACAGCAAGAGCAGCCACTGTTCTTGTATCTGAGAAAGTTGATTTTGATTTAGATACATTGGATAGTTATGTGCGTGTAGCATATCCAGACTTGCGCAAATGTTTGAATCAGCTACAAGTGAATAGTAGTACTGGAAAACTATTGCCCCCGCAAGCAGAGGGTAACAGTGAGCATGAATTGTTAGTAGAAGCTACAACATTATTCAAGTCAGGAAAAATACTTGAAGGTCGTCAGCAGTTGATGCAATATATTGCTTTATATCCAACACGCACTGAAGAAATCTACACATGGGCATATTCTAATTTAGACTTGTGGGGTAATACGCAAGAAAAGCGTGATGCAAGTATCATTATTATTCGTAATGGATTAGCAACATTACCTCTAGTTGGAATACCTGAAATAGCTATCGCGGCATCACTTGTGGAATTGACATCATGAGATATTTACTAATTACTTTTTTAAGAAAGGCTAACGGTCAAATTGACGAAATGGTATCTGTCAATAAACGAGTTAAGACTGCTGACCTGCAAACTTGTAATGTAATTTTAGATTATGCGAAGAAGAAAATTGAGAAATGTGTTATTGAAGGTAAAGTAGTTGATACTGATTGGGATAGGATGAATGATTATTATAAAAGAATTTATCCAACATTGATTGACCAATTAGAAAAGAATAATTCGGAAGAAAAGAAAAAATAAAAGAGGGCTAATGCCCTCTTTTTTATTGACCGTACAAGTTAAGTACATGCTGAATGATTCTATGTCTTTGTACATCTTTGATATCAAAGTTGCAGAACTGAAGACCTGGAATCACCCCCTTCCCCAATCGATTTTGTAGATCCATTAGCCCGTTGTCGGCTGTTTTTCTGTCGGTTTGTTCTACATCACCACCGATTATCATTTTACTACCGGTACCGATTCTAGTCATAATCATTTTCATTTGACTAGGAGTTGCATTCTGTGCCTCATCGAGAACAATCCAACTATTTTTAAAGTTTCGTCCACGACAAAATGCTAGTGGTGCAATTTCTATGATTTGTTCCTCTAACATATGTGTGATTTCCGCTGCTGTGTAATATTCTCTGAGTACATCTAATAAAGGTCTTGTCCAAGGCTCCATTTTTTGATTTAGGTCTCCTGGCAAGAATCCATGCTTCTCATCATCTACGCCCACTGCAGGACGAGTAAGTATGATCCTATCACATTCACCGGCTCGCATTGCTTTAATTGCAGCTTGCATTGCTAGATAAGTTTTGCCTGTTCCGGCTGGTCCACCGACTACAACAATATCTATCTCTTTGTCTAACAATGCTAGGATGTATTTTTCTTGGTTTAGTGTCTTGGGGACTAGTTGAACGGGTCTCGTATTGACTCGCATAGTCCGTTGTGCTTTTGAAAAATCTATAGTTTTTGATTCCTTCATGTAAAATGTCTGTTCATTTTTATTGTGTGAAAAACGAGTATCCGTTGTGCGCAATGCGCTTGTTTTTCTTTTGCTCAAGTTAATTCTCCTTTTTTAGAGCGGGTGAGTTCTCATAACACTCAGATGTATTTAAAATCTTTTAAAGTTTGGATATATAGCACTTTTAACACAAAAATTTAGACTAAATACTAGGCTATGTCATAGCATATTATTGAAATAGTGTTTATATTTAAAAAAAGATAAATATATTCATGAAGCACGAAACAGCAGACAATTTCTTTGATAATGTTGATTATGTAAGCATAGTTGACACGGTAAAAGGTATTTTTACCAGTGATGGTTCTATGAACACCCTTTTGGATTTTGAAAGAGTGTTGGACGATTCAGACCTATACGCATTTCAAAATTGGGAATTGTGAGAACTAGTTCAAGGTCCTACAGTAAAAAGATACAGTGTAAGTTGTATTTTTATGTACCCATATTCCTTAATGCCTAATCCAAAAGGTTCATTGCGCTTAACAAACATTGGGTGCGATGTAAAATTCAAAAAGACAAAAATCAGTGTTCCTATGGAAATTAAAGATTATGAAGATTATGTTCCTGGTACACGATATCCAAAAATGAAGGACAGAACAGTATGGCTTGTCTATATTGAAATTCCTAATCAATTGATGGATGATATTAAAGAAGGTTCAATTGACTTAGCAGGAAAATCAATTGACTTAGACGAATTAGATAATAGCTATGACGAAGATTTGGACAAAGACGGCACTGATAGTCCAGAAGAAAATCAAGATTTGCAGTTAGGAAATCAACCAATGGCAAATCAACAACCTCAGAATCCAGCGGCAGCAGCAATTCCAGGAACTTAAGGTAATATATGAATAAGCAAGTTATTAATGAGGGATTGGATTACTTAGATATGAAGGGTCAAATTGAGCCTACAGTATCTGTTGATGAGTATGTTGCCCGTTCCGGTAAAGATAGTGATGTAATCACACTCGCATTCATTGTTCATTGCGAAAGTGCTGGTAACGATTTAGTAAATTGGTTTGAGCGTGGGTATGATTGGATTCTTGATGCTAGTGTTAGTGAGGGAGAACTAACACCTGGCAAATATTTGGTATTTACAGAAATAAAACGCAGAACAACAGCACCTGAGCGTATAGTAAAATTAGTTTCAGATTTAGAAACATTAACTGGCTTAACAGTAGAAGATTGGAAAGTAATAGTTGATGACAAAGAATACGCCCCCGACGAAAATATATTAAAGAAAGTAATAGCTATTTCACCACATGAATATCGCACTGAAGTTGAAAACGAGGGTGAATTGAATGAAATGCGTAAAAGAGCAGGGCTAGAAACTATAAAACTATATGGTGAACCAGATAGAGATATAAAAGCATATATTGCATTAGCAGGACTATAACAAATAATATAGAAGAATTATCATGGCAACAATATTAGCACAAAAATCAGGTACAGCAGATAATGTGATCACTAAGAGTGACGATCATCATGATGCATTAGCAAACGACCCAACTGTTACAACAGTACCTCAAGGTAGTACATTTGGTTCAGTTGCACCAGTAGCCGCACCGGCGGCATCTAGTAGTTTTGGAGGGACTAGTAATGGCGGATTCGGTTCATCATCAAGCGGGAGTTCAGCATTTGGCTCTCCGTCAGCAGGAGGATTCGGTAGCTCCGGCAGTTTTGGTTCATCAACAGCAGGCGGCTTTGGTGGCGGTTCAGGCTTTGGAGCGTCAACGGGTGGGTTCGGTGGAACATCAAATATGGGATCAGTCGGCACAAGCAACATGAATATGAGTATGGGCAATCAACCCGTACTTACTGGAGCTGGCGCAAATGCTGCACAGGATGCTGATGTATTAGTAGCCAATGATAATAGTGACTGGATCAACAAAAAGTGGCGTCCAGTTATGGGATGGATGTACATGGTTGTTTGCGTATGTGACTTCACACTGTTCCCAATACTATGGTCAGTACTACAAGCATTAAGTCATGGACAAGTTACAAGTCAATGGCAACCAGTAACCTTGCAAGGTGCTGGATTATTCCATGTTGCAATGGGTGCTGTTCTTGGTATTGCTGCATACGGACGAACTAAAGAAAAGGTTGCCGGAGCAGCTTAATAAATATTGACAAAAACACAATAATGTGTTAACATCAGTATATGAGCGACTATTATCAAACCCTGGGGGTAGACAAACATGCTACCCCTGAAGACATTAAAAAAGCATACAGACGAATGGCAGGCATTCATCATCCTGATAAGGGTGGTGATACCGCGCAATTTCAAAAAGTTCAAGAGGCATATGAAACATTAAGTGACCCGAATAAAAGGGCACAGTATGATAATCCACAACCGCAATTTAATACTTTTGGTGGAGGCTTTACTGCAGGTTTCAATGGAATGCCACCGGGCTTTGAAAACATATTTAGCCAAATGTTTGGTGGACATCCTTTCGCCCGTCATCAACCGCAACAGCAAGTTTTCAGGACAATATTAAATGTCACGCTTGAACAAGCGTATAATGGCGATGAACAACATGTTAGACTACAAACACCAACTGGTGTTCAGGTTGTAAAAATAAATGTGCCTAAAGGTATAGACAGCGGAAGTCAAGTAAGAATTGATAATGTAATAGACAATGCTAGCCTAATAGTAGAATTTAGAGTACAAAGTCATCTTAAATACGATAGAAACGGAAATGACCTATATAGTAATTACCCGATATCAGTTTTAGATTTAATTACAGGATCTTCTTTTGAATTCATGACTATCTCTGGTAAAAAACTAGAAGTTACTGTTAAACCCAAGACACAGCCCTTCATGCAACTTAAATTAGCAGGTCAAGGCATGCCAGTATTAAATTCAAATATCTATGGAGACCAAATAATATTGTTAAAACCATTTATCCCTGATACAATAGATCAACGCATAATTGATAGCATTTTACAAACAACTAAATAAAGGATCATTTAAATGAATCACTCACCCGAAATTGAAAATATTATTGAACGGGCTATTGAACATGCTAAACAGCGTAAGCACCAATATGTTACATTAGAACATTTGCTACTATCATTAATTAACTACACTCCATTTAAAAATTGTCTAATAAACTTTGGTATTGATTTTGAATCAATGAATAATGATGTCACTGCATATTTGGATAGCTTACATGCTATCGTAAGCAAAGATGATGATATTGAACCACGAAGAACTAACAGTTTAGAGCGGGTGATGAACCGTTCAGTCACACAAGTATTATTTACCGGTCGTAAACAGGTAACTACAGTTGACTTATATTTGAGCATGATTAGTGAAGGTAACAGCCACGCACATTATTTCTTATTGAAATATGGTATCAATAAGAATGAATTTGTAACACATTGGCAGAAAAACTACAAGAATAACGAAACCGGTAATCTTACACTTTCACAGGCTGATGAGATTCTTGAGGAATATACTATCAATCTATCCGAATTGGCAGCGAATGGTAAATTAGAACCATTGATTGGTCGTAGCAAAGAACTTGATGACATTATTAATGTACTAGCAAAACGATTTAAGAGTAATGTATTGATGGTCGGTGATCCAGGCGTTGGCAAAACTGCTATCGCTGAAGGATTAGCACAAATGATGTATGATAAGCAAGTACCAGAGTTCTTGCAGGATCACACATTGTATAGTTTAGAGATTGGTAGCTTGCTAGCAGGTAGTAAATATCGAGGTGACTTTGAAGAAAAAGTCAAAGCAGTAATAGAAGCATTAACTACTAAGAAAAAGACTATTCTTTTTATTGACGAAGCACATACAATGCAGGGCGCAGGTGGGGCCAACAATGGTAGTGTTGATTTTGCTAATATGATCAAGCCTGCTATTACTAAAGGCACACTGAAAGTTATTGCAAGTACAACATGGGAAGAATACTACGAGAGTTTTGAAAAAGATCGTGCATTGATGCGCAGGTTCTATCGTGTAAGTGTTGATGAACCTAGTAATGAATCAACTATTCGTATATTGTCAGGGCTTGCAGGTCGTTTGAATGACTTCCATAATGTTAACATCACTGATGATGCAATTAAGGCAGCAGTAGAGATGTCAGGAAGATATATCCATGATCGTAAGAATCCTGACAAGAGTATTGATTTGCTTGACGCCGCTTGTGCTAAACAGCGTGTTGCTGAAAACAAAGATGCTGTCATTACTAAAGAACTTGTATATGATCAGGTTGAGAAGTTTACTGGTGTCCCAGCAGACAAACTCAAAGGTGACAACTTGGATCTGATTCAGAACCTTGAAAGCAACATCAAAGGTAAACTATATGGTCAAGATGAAACAGTACAACAGGTATTAGAGCGTGTTTATGTTTCATATGCAGGTATCGGCAATGACACTAAACCACAAGCAAGTTTCTTGTTCTTAGGTCCTACAGGTACAGGTAAAACTGAACTTGCTAAATTACTGAGTAAGAATCTTGACATGCCATTGCTCAAGTATGACATGAGCGAATACAGTGAGAAGCACAGTGTTTCTAGTTTGATCGGACCTCCCCCTGGTTATGTTGGCTTCGGTGACAGTCAAGTAGGTGGTGGCAGATTAATTAATGACTTGAGTAAAAACCCACATGCTGTCATGTTGTTTGATGAGGTTGAAAAAGCACACCCTGACATTTTCAACATCTTCTTGCAAATGCTTGATGAAGGAACTATCACTGGTAGCAACGGCAAGAAGGTGTCATGTAAGAATGCTATCATTATACTGACCAGTAACTTGGGTAGCAGTGATAGTGAACGCAATAACATTGGTTTTGGATCTACTGAAAAGACTGGTGAAGACGACAAAGCAGTGAAAGAATTCTTCAAGCCTGAATTTAGAAATCGCTTGGACTTGATCTGTAAGTTCGGTAAACTCGATAGCCTTGCTATTAAGAAAATTGTTATTAAGTTCACTGATGACTTGAAAAAGCAATTGGTAGAAAAATACAATATCACATTGAATTTGACTGAGCCAGCAGTTGAATATCTAGCTGAGAAGGGCTATGACAAGAAGATGGGTGCTCGACCACTAGCACGAAAAATTGATGAATTGGTTCGTGTGCCACTGAGTAAGAAGATTCTATTTGAACGAATCAAAAACGCAAACATTAATGTAGTATTAGAAAACGGAGAGATTGCGTTTGAAGTATTGCAAAAACTAACAGCGAAAGTAGGAGAAGATGGGATTATTGAAGTCAGTTGATAA